CTTGTGTATATGTCTTTTCTTCTTGCCCCTCAATTAGCGTAATTTTCAACATGCAAATATTCCTCCCATATAATAAAAATAGGCGGCACGATGGCCGCCATTGATTATGCTGTAGTGAATGTTACGACGCTGTTCGCTGCAAGTGCATTGCCTGCTGTGTCTCTTACGCCGACTGTAGCAATCGCCATGTATTCCGTAGCTGCCGCGAGGTTTGCCGTCGGATTGAGCGTAACGATTTTCTTCGTAACGTCGAGGGATAGAGCGCCGGCAATTTGCGTAACGCCGTTTGCAGTCTGTAAGAAGAAGTTTGCCTTTGTGACGTCGCTCGGACGAATTTCCTCGTTAAACGTCCAGATCACGTTAGCGGATACTGCTACGCCGGTAGCGTTATCTACTGGAGATACGGTAACTGTAGGTGGCGTAGTATCGATTACAGAGTTATAAACCGATGCGAACCAGTTTGTAATAACGCCAGCTGTGATCGAAGTATCGTCGCTGTCCGCTTTTGCCCGCCATTCGCCATCCGTTTGACGTGGAAGGAATGTAGCGGAGACGGTAGGCGTTTGGAATTCCGGAGCGTCTTCTTTTGTTGCGTACTCCTCATCCGACGGTGCAAATTTGCCTTTATATAGCCAAATGTAACGATACTGGCCGTTTGCTTTCAAGGCTCTAAAGCCTAGCGCGACATAAGGCGCGTTGTCAGAAGACGACTCGATCAATACGCCGTTAGCGTCCGCCTCGGATCCGAGCAAATCGATTTGTGCGTCCTTCGGTAGATCGACGACGTTTAGCTCGACTTCCATCCCACCGAAAGCAGTAGCGCTCGCCCATGCCTGGTTATCTGCGTAGAGCGTTGTGGAGTTAGTCGTCGGCGAGAGGTTGGCCGTGATGCCGCCTGGAATAGGCTTCGGTGCGTCATAGGTTTCGGCTACTTCGTCGTTCATTTTTGCGTAATAGATTTTATCTAAACCGACTCTCATTAATTTTCAACCTCCAATATTTGCGTCCGGTATCGGAGCGCTTTATGAAAAACCTTTGTATCCTCTTCGTAAAAATCGCCAGCGCTTGTCCGAGTCCAGCCGTTCGCCTTCATCGTCTTATCAACCTCGCCAGCGATCGCCGACGTGCTGCCCTTGCTCCATACATCAATCTGTACGGATATGTCCGCCATATAAGCCGTATTGTCCGCATAAGCGCTGTCGGAGTTGTTTAACTCGAAGAAGGTAATGCGGGGAAACTCTGTAGCGTTAGGCGCTACGAGCTGGTAAACCCGATCGCCTCCCAGTAGTGAGACAAGGGCTGCGTTTGCGAGCAGCGCCGTCCGTAGATCCGTTTTTACGTCTGTCCTCATGATTGCAGCCCCTTTCTCACTTCTTCGGCGAGTATTCGCATAGCTTCATCTTTTGTATCGAGGAATCCAGGCTCGATATAGGGCTCGGCTGGTTGGTGAGACGTACCGAACTCAACAAAGTGAGCCCGCCACGCTACCTTTTTATTCGGGCCGATCTCAACATATTTGATGCCGTCTTTACGCCGTACCCCACTTACCACGATGTTATCCTGTAGATGATACTTACGGCTGAGGCTGGACCGCGCTGCTCTGGCCTGCATAGCGTCTTGCATCGGCTTGCCTGCTTCGCGTAGGGCTCGGCTTTCGACTCGTCTAGATGCCGCCTCACCACGTCTGCGGAGCTCTGAGACCAGGCTATTAATTCCATTCAGGTCTATGCCTCGCCTAGCCATCGATAGCCGCCTCCCGCTCACATACGAGCTCCATGCGCTCACCATTCTTCGAGTAGGTCCGGATAATCTTATAGACGCTGCCCTCGAAGCTGAGACGAGCTTCATCGCTATACTCGGAGACCAGGATCTCCAGCATGAGCGACGGCTTTAAGCCTTGCGCTGCTGCCTGGTAGAATTCGGATTGCCTTACGTCCTTTTTATTGACGAATATCGTCCGAGTCGTGTACGTCTCTGTACTGATCCCTTCGGCGTCTGTAGCGGTCGTCACCGTTAGCAGATCCGCCACATCTCGCCACATCATGCAGGCGCTACCGTGTATTCCTGCGAGAGTGTGAGGTGAATTTTCAGCATCGCGTACGACTCCTGGAGTCGCTCCGCGTCCGGATTATCGAAACCGAAATTAGCTTTACAGTAAAGCTGTACCGCCCGATTAATTAGCGGATCCGTATCAACGTCCGCTTTAGAAGCTAGGACGCCGGTTAGCTTCAGATCCGCCCGAGCTGCTGCGATTAGGCCGGTAACGTCACTATCAAAAGCGGTATTAGAGGCGCTAATGCGTAGCGCCTTTTTAACATCGTCGAGCATTGCCATGTTGCCACCTACTCAATTTTAATTTGAGCTAGTATTGCGTCTTTAGCAGCCTGGAGTGGGTGGATACCATCGTCCGTAAAGCCTGGCAGCCATATGCCAGCATTTTCAGCCTCAACGAGAGAAGCAACGTCAAGCACCTTAACACCTAGCCCTTGGCTCGCGCCTTGTAGCTTGGAATTAAACATTTTCCGCTTAGCGTCGTAGCTGTTCGCGGTTACTTTCGTTTGTCCGGCCCGTGTCGTCCAGCTGTCCGAACTAGTCGAACGCGGCATAGTGGTCGAATGGTAGACTTGCAAGCCCACCGCTTGCAACCTTTTCCAGAGGACTTGCATACGCGTCCAGATCGGATCGAAAGCCTCCGTGCCGTTAAAGTCATTCGTACCGAAATTCACTATGGCGTGAGTCAGAAACTGAGCGTAGCGCAAACGGTAGACGTTACCGGAGTTAGACTCCATTGTCGCAGCTGTAGACGTTGGGCGAGACATGATGATATACCCGTAGTCAGGCTCTACCAGGTCAACCGGCCAGCCTTTACCGTTCGCATATGCGACGATAGAGTCGCCGATCAGACCGACAGCGACCGCGTCGTCGGAATCAGGGATCCCGATAATAGCAGAAGGGCCGTATCCTTTTTCAGTCGGTGCAGCCGTGATGCCTCCTGTGGAGTTAACCACGTTGCCCGTAGCCTTGCCGTCGCCGGTCTCTTCCATCAATAAATGCTCTGGAATCGTGCCGACGCCGTCAACCTCAACCGATACCCATGTCCGGACCTGGAACGTCGCACCCTTCGGAATGTTCCGGAGGATCGGATCCGTAATAGCCATACCGCCTTGGCTTAGCTTCTTCTGAGCCTCGCCGTCGAAGTGAACCCGCGTAATTTGGCTGTTATATTCGATAGCCGCCTCAATGATAATCGCGTTCGCGTTACTCGACTCTGTAGTCCCCGACGCGTAATGGTTACCGAAAACGAGCTGTAGGTTAGTGCAATCGGTCCGCATCTTGTGCGTATACCGGTATGTCATCCCAGCCACCGTTCCCGTTTTCGTCGTGCCCTCGTGGTACACGGTGCAGCGAGTCGCTACCTGGATAGGCCGCTTACGTCTAACATCTTTAGTGGGTAATTGAATAGGCATTGTTAAACCTCCCATCATTCATATAATAAGAGCCGCCCATATAGAGCGGCCCCGTGTTAATTACTAGCTGGATGCTTTGTAGATTTTAACGAATGCTTCAGCTAGACCAGGCTTGCCGTCGGCAACCGCTAGGCCACGGTACGTAACCTTACCGGATTTGAAGCCAGCTTCACGTGAGGATTCGATCTCCGGAGCTTGTGCATAATTGAGGTAGTAGTAGCTCAGATCCCCGAGGAGGATAACGTCGTCAGCGATATAGTCGTCCAGGATAACCGGATAGCCCAGGATTGTCATAGCCGCTTTGTCTTGCGCGTTGTATGCGAAAATCGGCTGATTGTCAGAGCCTTTAATTTTGCGGATCCCGCCGAACAACGTTTTGCGGTTCATAACGAATACCGCGTCATTATGATACAGAGTCGGCAGAAGCGCCAGGCCATCGACAATGTTATCGTAGCCGATCGCGCCAGCGAGAGGCCATGTCGTGGAGTTGGTGCCGTTCCATGTGATACCAGGCAGAATGCCGGTAGGCTCACCGGTGCCGTCGCCGTTAAGGATCGCATACTCAGCAGCGATAGCCAATTGACGTCCCAACTCAGCTGCGATATAAGCCTCGAAAGCGCTGATAGTCATAGCGCGAGCAGCTGCGGAGATTTCAACAAGCTTGATTAGCTCATAGCCTGTCAGGTTAACCGCTACTACTGTGTCGTCAGCAGGCGTACCGTCGGAGCCTTCTGTCTTCCATGTTGCCGCGTTCTTAGCACTAGCGACTGTAAAGCTCAAGTTACCAGGAACATAAGAAACGGATACGCGAGAGAACAGCACCGATGTCTGGCGCATCTTGTCGATAACCAGGTTAAGCGTAGTTGTCGGTACAGCTGCGGTAGCGCCAGATCCAGTTGTGAGCACACGTTTCTCGACGTCGGTCAGATCTTTGCCTTGAAGGCGTTTCAAGTAACCGCTGCGGTATTCCGGAGTAGACAGAATCTCATCGCGTTCCATGCCTTCGAAGTTACGCTGCACAACCCCTTGTGGCTTCGGAATCGGATTGCCTACAATGGATCCTGCACCGATACCGGCTGCGATTTGTTGGCGCTTCTCCAAACCTTTGACCTCTTCGTCTAGCTGGCGGAGCTCAGTTTCTAGTGCAGTCAGATCTACCAGGCCGTCACTTTGCAACTCTTCGCGAATTGCTTGTTTTCTTTCTTCGATTTCTAGCATTCTTTTCATATGGGGTGGTGCCTCCTTATAGGTATGTTAGTAAAATTAACTTCTTCCGCAATTCAGCAGCATCCGCCGCTTTGCGCTCCTCTTCAGCAGCCGCTTCGAAGAAACTCCTCGCAGATATTGAAGTAGTGTCATAAGCGGGAATGTCCACCGCAGCCACGTCGTAAACTTTCTTTACTTTGAGAATCGTACGTGTGTGCGTATCTCGATCATATGAATCTGCCGCGACTGTAAACGCGAAACTCATTCGGTCGATATACTTACCGTCGATCTCTTCGTAAAGGTTTCGGCCTTCTTGCGTCCCATCCAGCCGAGCGTTAATTTTTAAACCTTTCAGGTCTACCTCCAGGCCCAGTGTTTTGTTCCTGGTCCGAGCATAGACGCGGCCTGCATGGTTATAATTGAAAATGACGTCGGACATATCCGCGCCATCGAAAGCACCGCGAGCGATAACTTCTTTGTATTGCACACCGTCGTACTCATAAAGGACGGTCGGTTCGTCGAACGTCGCCGCATACCCCTCGACTCTCATCTCCTGGTCACCCTCGGATCTGAGCTCGAAATTCGCGAATCGTCTAAACTCCCGATCCTTCCTCGTTACCTCCGTCGTCATCGTCTTCGTTCACCTCCTTTACCGGCTTAGTCTGTACGGCTGCTGTATCCAGACGACGAATAGGCTCATCCCCTCCTTTGATAGGTCCCAGGTTAAGCGCCGTCCGCCATTCGTTAGGCGTGAGCGCTCCACGGTCTACCATCTCGCGGAGGTTGAGCTTAGTCTTCATGCTGGCGTACTGTAACCGGTTAGCCTCAAAAAGGATCTCGTTTCCGCGCCCCTTCTCGCCGTCGGTGAAAAGCTTCGAGGTGAATTCGAGACTCATCTGGAGTGCGATCGGCTCGATCACTGACTCATAGAAAGCATCCCATTCTTCCTCGGAATAGTTGGACCGTACGATCTTTTCATTGACGCCGAAATAGTCGTAAACCTTTGCTTTGATCGCGGCCATCTGCTTTTCATCGATCATCTTCGGATCGCTTTTAAGCTCTTGGAATTCCGCTTTCGTATCCGTCGCCGCGATCCCGCCGTTATTGTCTAGGCCCATATAATCAGCTACGAATGAGTCACGCTGCTTCTTCAAGTCTTCAGGTCTGAGCGCTGTCGAGAACTTCAGGATCCCTCTCAGGCTGGCCGAGACTTGGACCGCGTTACCGATCCCCTCGTCGGTCGTCTGGATGAGCTGCAACGTCGGATTGAGTGCCGCGTCGTTTGACTCGCCGAATAGGTCGTTCTTATAAAAGAATCGTCTTAGGTGAATCAGATCCTCATACGGAAGTACGACGTTTTGCCCGCCCAGGAAATTAAACTTTGCGTATATGTCGCCTTCATGCTCCAGGAATTCAGCCGACGCGGCATTGATCGGATAGAAGCCTCGCACCTTGCGAGCGACTCGATCGAAGTCTATAAACACATAAGAGTTGTTTTGCATATATAGCGTCGTCACGATCTTGTAATAAAAGGAGTAAGCATCCATGTATGGATTAGGTCGAACGCTGAGAAGCTTCTCAATGTCCGAGACTGAGCTCGACTCTAGGACGCTGCCGTCGTTAGCCCGCCGAATATGTTTAGCTTTCAGTTTGGCGGTATTCCGGGCGATCGCGTCCACGGCAGACCGGACGACGTCACTCTCGTACGCCTCACCGGATATCATCGTAAACACCGGTACATAACCATTCATCATCTTGAGTTGTGTCTTATCTCTCGACGTTGGCTGCGGCTGCCTGCCAAAAATCATATCGAATAATGATCGTCTTTCTTTCAGGTTTTTCCAAGAGTTATCGCTCGAACCTCTGCACCTGACGCCGACTACTTCGCAGTTTCCTGGGCGTTGCCCGGCATTCAACAGCTCTGGTTGTGCCAGCTTTTACGCTCAGGCGTCGCTCGTCTACTCTGTGGCTACCAGCATTACAGCTTCCACAGTCGAGCTTTGCTGCGAAGAACCTCGTTTCAGCTTACACAGCATCCAGCCGCTCCATCAGCAGCTCGGCGCTTGCTCATCGGGTTCCCTGGCAGTTTGCGGCCTAACCAAGCCATTTAGCCCGATGTACGGTCGCCCCCTGTCTTCTCGACACCACTAGGGTACGCCGCTTGTCTACTCCGAGGTCGTCGTTCGGCTGTTTAGGTGCGGTTCCTGTTGCGATAGCAACCTCGTTGTGCACCTCGACGAGCGCCGTCATGCCCAGCGACTCGATGCGCTCCAGCAGGCCGGTGAGCACGTTCTGCTCCAGCGCCGCCACGATGAGCAGGACGAGGTCGGCACCGTACGCACGGGCCTCGTGCACCTGGTAGCTGGACACGATGAAGTCCTTGCGCAGCAGCGGTACCTCGATCTCGGCCCGCACCGCGGCGAAGTCCGCC